AAAAAGACAGCCTATATGGATGCTCTTGTCAAATCTCGTGAGACTCTTCCGGAGTGCTTTAAGACCCTTCGCGATCAGCATGTCAAGACTGCTTGTATGCTTTTTGGAGCTATTGGTTTTCTGTATGCAGCTGCTCAGACTTACAAGGCAGTAAAAGCAAATTTAACCATGCAAGGGAAGTTGGCTCCTAAGTCTATTGAAGATGTTAGGGAGCGTGATATGGAAGCCAATGTTTGGCGTGTGGAGGAACCTACTGCTATGTCAAATGAAGGCAGTTTTGCGAATCAAGATTTTGCCAGTATTGCTCTACGTAAGGCACAATATATTGTAGAGATTGACGGAAAATATTCAGCAGCGTTTTGTATTAATACCAAGGAGTTTCTCATTCCTGCTCATATTCTACCGGAGAAAACTACAGAGGTGAAATTAACTGGGACTGGAGGAACAGTCCGTATGAAGTTGAATCCCAACATGGCTGTGAAGATCAGGAATTCAGATGCAGCTTTAATCTATTGTCCTGCTGGACCACCAGGTAAGGACATGCTAGTACACTTCGAGGATGATTACGTTCGGAGCCCAATACTAGCTACGTTACACGGCATTGACGAACAGCTTGTTCAATTTAAGGATAAGTTGTATTGGAGTCATGCCAGTGATGTATATAATGGAGTCGAAGTCTTTCCAGGCTCCTTTTATGAATTGAAGGATATGAAAACATATGAAGGTATGTGTATGTCACCAATTGTTTCCGATTCTAAACAGAAGAAGATCATTGGTTTTCATATTGGAGGAGTCACCGGTACCCGAAAGGGGTGTGCGTTCGCTATGACTGCACCACAGTTAGCAGCGGCTAAGGCAGAACTTTTTGGCCTAAGTAAAACACACATGTGGGCTCCACAAGAAAGGGATCTCGAGGATACTATGATGGGTGTCGAGTATGCCAAGAGTCCTTTTATTGATAGGAAATGTCCTACCAATTATATCTCTGGAGATCCAGCATTGATTGCATATGGAACGGTAACAGGGAAATCTACTTTTAACTCTAGAGTTATTGAGACTCCAATCTCCAAGATTGTTGAGGATGTAACTGGAGTTCCTAATAAACATGGTCCGCCCAAATTCAAATCCCCCATCACAAGGGATGACGGACATGTGGATAACCAGACGTGGATACCGTGGTACAACTCGCTTGAAGTGTGTTCAAAACCCTCGATAGGGTTTGATCCAGTGAAAGTAGAGGTTGCTATGGATGATTATACTGGTGGCATCATTGATGCCTTGGATGGTCTTAAAGAGCTACATAAGGCCGAGATTAGGCCCCTTACACATCAGGAAACCATTTCTGGTATTACGGGGAAAAGATTCATAGACGCGATGGTCTCAAAAACATCAATTGGATACCCCATTGGAGGACCTAAGTCTAAGCACATGATTGACTTACCACCAACGGAGGAACATGATTGTCCACGGGATTTCACTCCTGAGATCTTGGCTGAAATCGAGTCTGCACTAGCATCAGCTGATGCCGGTGAGTTCATGAATATGATTTTTGGAGCCAGTCTAAAGGATGAACCTACTAAATTTGGTTTGCACAAGGTGAGAGTATTCCAAGCTGCCCCTTTAGCACTACAATATGCTATTAGGAAGTACTTCTTGCCAGTTGCACGGGCTTTGTCATTGCACCCGTTAGTTTCTGAAATGGCTGTGGGAGTTAATTCTCAGGGTCCTGAATGGAATGAATTGTCAGAATTTATGGCAAAGCATGGCGATGAACGCATCCTATCTGGAGACTATTCCAAGTATGATTTGCGAATGCCTGCCCAACTCACCTTGGCGGCTTTTGCTGTTTTAATTCGTATTGCTAAATGGTCTGGTAATTATTCAGCACAAGATATTAATAGGATGGAAGTAATTGCACACGAAGTATGCACACCATTGGTGGCTTACAACGGTACTTTGTTACGTTTTTTGGGAACCAACCCCTCTGGACAGAACATGACTGTCTATATTAACAGTATCGTAAATTCGTTGTTGCATAGAATTTGCTTTTTCGAGATTTACAAACCCTCTGAGATGGCAAAGATTGGCAAAGATCTTGGTTTAGACAGGCCAGCTGTATACCGGGATATTGTTGCCACAATGACGTATGGTGATGACGCGAGGGGCTCAGTCCGAGAGGGCTTTGATCTCTTTAATCACATCAGCATGGCCAAAATTCTCAAGGAGAATGATATGGTCTTTACAATGCCCGACAAAGAGTCGGAGCCCACACCTTACATGAATAGATATGAAGCTGATTTCTTGAAACGCGAGGATAGATTTGAACCAGAACTGGGTGTTCATGTGGGAATGTTGGATGAGGCATCAATTTTTAAGTCTCTCCACAGCATTGTTAAATCCAAGGTAT